TGAATAAAAGTCAGACAGAGACTGCTCTCGATATACTAAGTAAAGGCGATGCTAGAGAACTCGCTAACTACGTGGCTAATATAAATACTATGGACATTCATAGAGGATATAAAATTCCTGAGCGGGCTGGTATTGAAAGACAGAAGAAGAATCGACTTATAACTGGCATCTTTACATATGTTAGAGGCCGATATGATCTATACGTTCAGAGAGGTGTCAAACCTCTAATAGATGGAGTTAAGAATAGAGAGTATTCAAAAGCAAAACGCGCTGCAAATAATATAGCTAAAGGCTATATCGGCTCTTGGACGGCTAATAGAATACTAATGGCACTAGGCCTACCTGCCGCGTATAGTTTAGGTAAGATGACATATACATTCTTAACTCCTGCAGCAAGTAAATTAAAAGACCTAAGTGATAGAATTAGTCAGATACAGAATAAATTCTCTGAAGGATTGATTAGCACTACAGAAGCTATCTCAGCTATAACTGATGTTGTGTTCTTCTTTGCTATGGAATTTGTACCTACTCCAACTAAAACTTTTAAGAAGAAAGTAAGAGGACTCGGAGCAGTTAGCACAGCTGTTCGAGAAATACGTAAGTCAAGAGAAACCAGAAAAGGTAGATAAGAAAGGAAAAATTATGAAGAAGATTTATGACTGGATTGAGTATAATAGATTCACAATCATCGTCCCGTTACTAATGTTAGTCTTGTGGATAACAGCATACGGTTGTACACCTATGACGACTAGCCCAACTACGAAAAAACCTGTTGCAGCTGATATGCTGAAAGTCCACTATGATGCAGCGATGTCAGAATTTGAAATTGCAGCGGGCGATTTGGAGCGGCAGTATGAGAATCAAGCAATGCTAACTAAGATGATAACAACTCTAGCCTCTGGACAAGTAACGAGCTGGGGAGCATTAGGAAACATGTTCATAGCCGGTGGTGGTCTTGGACTTGTCTTAGATAATAGAAGAAAGAATACAGTGATAGAGTCCATGAAGCGCGGACAACAAACGTAAACGTCGCCTTCTCTTTTTTCTGAAGACCTAGGCTTTGCAAGAGTGGTTCCTTGGCTTTCCATTCTTGATTTCTCCTAGGTCTTCAGTTTTAACTGTGAGTATATTATCATCACTGCCGCATAACGGACAACATTCTTTTATTCTTTTTCCTATCCATGAGAATGCACAAGGTACACAATATTGAGGATAGAATATTTTCTTATTCCACATAAATATATTTAGTCCTAGTTCCTTCCATCTCAACTACAATAATCTTCGCCCCGTTATCATTCTCCAGCTCCATCAAAGTGTCTAGTATTATATTCAACTGCTGTGAGCTCAGCCGATACGCCATCTTCTTAACCAACGCACTTCGATACATCGTCTTATTAGTCATGATAAGTGCCAACACTTCCTCACTAACATCACCAACAAACTCAGACTTAATTGCCTTAAGAACCTTCGGCATATCTACTTCCACCATCTGCATAGCTGACATTGCAATATTCATATCGACTCTATCTATAACTTTATTATCTCTCACTGATGCTGATATGGCCATAGCTACTTTCAAAAGTGTAATGTGTCTCCTCCCAGCATAACCAGCTAAGTTACTATCATCAAACAGCTCACTTTTATTCATGAACCTCTTATACTCATCCTCATATTCAGACCTTGCCTCAGGTGTTATTGTAAAATTACCTCTCATACTACCTACTTTATTCAAGTCATGTACTATATCATCCCCAAGTTTCTTAGTCTCCTCACTCATATTAGGCCAAGGTATCAACTTCTCAAACGTATCTTTAAATACGAAAACTACCCTAGATGTAAATCCTCCACCTATAGATGCAACAGGTATAGATTCTTTTATCCAGTCGGTCGTACTGCCGCCTAGTATCGACAAGCATGGATTTCGTATCTCCTCACTACCCCTTCCCCTAGTTTCATATTGAAAGTCATCACAATCATATAGCTTCGTTAATAGAGGAATCATTCCGCTCTTAAAAGCGTTCCTATCTATAAGCGTAGCCAACTCATCTACAACCAAAATCCCCTCTGCTTCATTAAGAAGCATCGTATCTCCTTCTACAGTTGTCCCAGCTAGTGCCCCTATCAACGCCTCAGGTGTCATCTTCTGCGACAGTAGTTTTACTTTAGGAGTAACCTTCTCCATAAATTTCCGGCCCGTTCCGATTGAAGTTGACTTCCTACACTTAGCACTGCCTGCTACTAAAATGATGTAGGTATTTGGGAATACTGTAAAGTGTCCTAGGTCTATGAAGCAGTCTCTACCTAAGCAAGATGATATAGTAGATATACCAACCCATAGAGAGAAGAGAGCTGGTATCTCTGTTTCTTCTGTAAATTTTGCGAATCCTTTTAAAATTCCATCTGGTAGCTTACGAGCCATGTTTTGTCCTATCATATTCACAATATGGATATGTTGATTTTAAATACTATTATTTATTTCTATTCTTATACTCCTTATACGAAACAACATCTCTCCAGTTACTCCCGACCTCTACATCGATCGGAATTATTAGCGGTGTATCATTTATGAATATTGGAATCAAAGAGGCTAAGTTTATCTCAGTAACAACTTCATCTAAATCTTTCTCATAACACTCACCATCAACTTCATCATGAACCTGTAACAATAAATCAATCTTACTATCAACATTCATCTCAATCTTCGTCAATATCCTATTAGTAACATCACCAACTATAGACTGCGGCTCGAATGAGTATGCATCACGGAAGGTAGTTTCATCAAGCCGACCGAAGAATATCCTCTTCCTCCCGAAACAAGTCTCGAGTGTTCTAGTAGATGCCACCTTCTTCTCAACCCACCTCCACCACTTTTTCAATCCAGGAATCGCTTTTAGTCTGGCTGCTAGTACAAGCTTAGCGAGTTGAAAATCAATCCCTTCTATCTCTTCCTTAATAGCTTTATTAACAAGAACTCCAGGACCGGCTCTATAGTTACCAGAATGATTTACCAACTTACCAATATCCCGCCGGCCTTTAAGACTAGCAACCTTTGTATACTTATATATTTGATCTATCATCCAAATATGAACATCGAAGTCTCTGTCTTTGTGCAGGTTTCTCAGTGTTGGGTCTCCATGTCGGAATAGTATCTCAGCAACAACCAACGCCTCAGCCTGTTCTAAGTCAGCTTTTATGAATAACTTTTTACCAGAACCTCCGCATACTTTACATCCGTATCCTTGACATATTGATACGCCTCGAAACATAGCACATTTAGAAGGTACAAATATATTCCTAATATTTTCAACGCCTTTAGATTTTCCGACCGGAATATTCTGAAGATTCATACCGCTATCCCAAAGCGTTTTAGATGAAGAAATCCTTCCGCTCTTAGTCCCACTCGCATTATAATTTGTCCTCATCTTCCCATCATCATCTAGATTTATTTCTAAAAATGTATTTATAAGTTTAGTAACCTTTCGATAAGATACGATGTTCTTAAGAATAATCTCCTGTGGATACCTACGAATCAGTTTCTTAATCGTAGCCTCATCAGTTGTAATATTTCCTTTCTTATACGTAGTAGGAAACTTCATCTTATCATGAAGAAGTTCTTTAACTTGCTTCGGACTATTAGGATTGAAGCCTTTCCCAGCTACACTTTCTATATTTACTGTAATATCCACAAGCTTTTTCTTTTGCTCAACTATCATAGCATCACGAGCAACTGTATCTACTGTAATCCCTCTATTTTGTATAGTAGTTAGAGATATGGCTAGATTATTTATATGTCTATACAACCTTCTCATCCCTTTACTGTTAATCTCATCATCAAGCTTATATGATATTACAAGTGTACAAATTGCATCCATCCCGCAATACTTCCACTCACTATTATCTGAGCTAGTCTGTTTCTCCTTCCAGTAGTTCGGTATGTTCATCATTATTGTTGACAAGAACTTAAGACCCATAGGAAGCTCAGAGTAGATTAAATGGAAAGCATGCATAGTATCCATGTAGTGATTAGCTATGTCAATATTAAATTCCTTCTTCATAATTGAAGCATCAAAGCTGATACTATTATGCCCGACCTTCTGAATACTCTTATTCTCAAGAACATCTGCCAGCGCATTGAGTACAAGCAACTCATCATGCTTATTCCAGTAAGACGTCATATCCCCACTACCTTCTCCAATGCGGATTAGATTTTTCTCTCCTGGCATTACCATATTAGATGATGGGAATTTTATAAATGGTATAACAATTGAACTAGGATTTATACTAGCCCCAACTGCTAAACCAATACACCTAACATGCTGTCCTATAGTCTCTATGTCCCAACTAACTCTAGGATAGTTTTTACAATTTTTCAACCACTTGAGTGTTTGTACTAGACTAGGTCTTATAACTGTACTAGGTTCTTGATAGTAATATCCTTTAGACGTACTCTCAGCAAGAGCCTTAGTCAAATCCATCTCGACTATTGGATGCATGTTGTAGCTTCGAAGAACTGTAGATGGATGATAAGTAGCAAGTATCTTAACCTCATCATACTTCATAACACTACCTCTCCATGCTTCTATCCCTCTCTTATTAGTAATAGCGCGGAGAGCTTCGGCTCCTAGAGCGATAACAATATTCGGCCGGATTTTTAATATCTTAGCTCTAAGAGCATCGTGATAGTTTAGTAGTAAGGCTGTCGGTTCTTTCCTATTCTTCTGTTCATAGAAAGACGAGAAGCCATTATCAGGCGGTCGTATGTCAACTACATTCGTAACGTAGCATTGATTATAATCTATCCCGACATGCTGTAGCATCTGTCGTAGCAATTGTCCACTAGCTCCTGAAAAAGGTCTTCCAGTCTGTTCTTCAGTCCGTCCAGGTGCCTCCGAAACTATCATAATCTTTGCATCAGTTGAGCCTATATCAGCTACTTTCAATTTTATATTCTCCACAGTAATGATATTTTTCTACTTCTTTCCAATTAGGAAACCTTCTACACCATCCTACATACCAAAATTTAGATGTAACTATCTCATCTTTAGTAATAAACCATATGCATGTTCTGCAATTATCGTGCTTATTATGTTTCATTTGTTAGTTCCTAAGTACGATTTTTTAATTTGTCTTAAAGTTTAAACATATGTTCTTCGTGCTCATCGCATTTTATACAATCATTTGAATGTATGTATAACTTAGCAAAGCATAGAGGACATTCTAATTCAAATCCTTTTCCGTTCCAATATCCTGTAGACTCGAATATCCTTCCGGTTTTAATTTCTATTAGTGTTGCTATTATCATCTTCATGCTTCCTATCATAAACTTCTTTCCTATCTATGCTAATACCTTTAGGTGCATCTATCCCAACCTTAACTCTCTTCCTTCTTACTTCTAAAATAGTTATCTTTATATCATTTTCTATGACAATGACTTCTTCAACATTTCTTGATAGTACTAGCATCCTTCTATCTCCTTAATCCAAACTGCGTCCGTTAGTTTCTTAGTCTTATTCCCTGTTCTCTTACTTATGAAGACATTTTCTTCTAAATCATCAAATCTCCATCCATTATTTATATTTCCAAAAGCTTCTGCTGCTGCTTGTTGTCTCATACGTACTTCCTGTGCAGATGTTTGTCTAGCTTGACCTCTCATAAAATCCTCAAACATCGTCATCTACTTAGCTCCCATTATTAAATTCTCCAAGTTCTTCATTCATAAAATTCTGAGCTCTTAAAAAGTTCCCTTCATCTAACTCAAAGCCAATCGCATTTCTCTGTAATTTCCTAGCCGATACGAGTGTACTAGCTGACCCTGCGAATGTATCTAGAACTGTCTCTCCAACATTAGAGCTATTCTCAATTAGTATCTTCAACAGCTCATGCGGTCTCTGAAGCGAGTGCGTCTTAGCCTGATGAGACATAGCCGGCACAGATAAAACATTCGCAACTGGCTTTGTCAATATCCTACCAGCAGGAAGCTTATATCCAAATAATATACCTTCATAAGATGACATGTAATGAAGGTCTTTCGCCATTACTGAAACCCTCATCTTATCCCATATCAGCGGTTGCTCATCGATGTGAAAACCAGCATCAGTTAGCATCCTGAAAAGACGACAATACCAAGCATGCCCGAAGAACATATATACATGTGCTCCAGGCTTTAGTTTCTTATAAACTAGTGGAATCAATTCTTTATAAACCTTACTCATCTCTTCATCAGTTCCGACGTTTGATTCTGTAAGGTTATAAAGCGGCATCCCCTCTGACGGTGAATCGCTTCCACTAGCTCCTACTATATGTGCCGCTCCGAATGGGGGGTCAGTAAGCCATAAATCAATACTCTCATCCTTCAAATCGTGTATTAAATTAACACAGCTGCCTAGTCTTAAATCAGATGATACTGTAAGCTGCTTCATTGATATAAGTCGTTTGAGAGCCTCCTCTTCCAATGTCTGCTTAACAATTTTCCTAGCCGCATGTTTTGGAAGCTTCTTAACTTTCGCTTTTAAGTCTGGTCGTGCTAATAAATCCTTCGCAAGTTTTATATCCTGACCAGCTGAGCCTTTAGACATGCCGATTGTATCTGCAGTATCTTGTATGCTCCAACCTTCACTAGTTTTACTTTGAGTCGCACTACCATGCTTCTCTCTCTTCATTTCATCAAGCTGCCTGACTGCTTCTATCTGTTCCATCCAGGTAAGGTCTTGCCTAATTGTATTTTCTTCTAGTTCTAAAATCTTTCTGTCAAGACTATCCATATCATCGAAGAGAGTAACAGGAATCTCTGTCCATCCGTTAAAGATGCAGGCTCTAATCCTTCTCTCTCCAGCTATGAGAACATATTTCTTCTCCCCAATCGGGTCGATATTTACAACAGGTGGATGAAGCAAACCACCTCGTTTAATACTATCCGCTAGTTGGAAAATGTCCCCGAAGTCTTTTCGTACTCTCTTAGTCTTATCATCCTTCTTTTCTAATCTTATATCTGCAATGTTAACTTTCATTCTTTACCTTTCATTTCAAAAATACCTCATCTTAACATAATCTTCCATAAACGATATGAATCTAAACCAATCTTCTGTAGTCGAAACACAAACAGTATAAGTCATAACAATCTCACTAGCCCCCACCTGATACATAGCTCGCAAACATTCATTACATGGTATACCTGTAACGTAGAAGATACACCCGTCTAGCGGTACGCCAACTCGAGCCGCATTATAAATACAATTCCTCTCTGCATGTTCGAAGTACATATACTTCTCAGGTCTTGTAGTCGGTATCTTCGAGTCATCAACACCTCTCGGTCCTCCATTATACCCAGTTGATAAAATACTTCCCGCTTTAGTAACAGCTATACAGCCGTGTTTAGTAGACGGGTCTGGAGATCTAGTCGAACAGACCTTAGCAATGCTCATAAAGTATTTGTCTTTACTAATTCTCACCGAGTTCTCCTCTCTCCTTAGCCAGCTCATGTCTCGCTTCAGTTAAATCATCTCTCAAATCAGCATTTTCTTTTTCTATTTCATCATACCCATCAATATGTCCTTTAATACATTCTTTAAGTTCATCTATTTCTTTACATACAGGACATCCAAAAACATTATCATGTATTACAATAACATATGTCCCATGATTTTTACATGCTCTAAGCATAACTATCTCCTATAGATAACAACTATCATCACTACATTTAACTTTCTTAAAAACGCCTTCTTTAGACTGATCTCTGAAAACCGTTATTCCTTTACAACCACTTTTCCAAGCACGAATATAAATCTTCCTAATATCATCTAACGAAGCATCATGCGGCAGATTGATTGTCTTAGAAACACCTGCATCAGTGAAGGACTGTATCTTAGCTTGAACTTTCAAATGTGAAATCGGGTCTATCTCATGCGCTGTTACACAATATTTAGACTTATAAAGTTCCCGAACTTCAGACAACACACCAACTGTTAAGTGCCGCTCGAAGTTTCGTTCGAAAACCGGCTCGATTCCTGCTGAGCAATCGGCAATAATGCTTAAACTTCCAGTCGGTGCTTGAGAGCGTTTGTAGAAACTATCACCACCCATCTCATTTGTTATTCTAACATATGGTTTAGATAATTCATCTAAGAAGTTAATAGCATGATAGTCGTCATAACGAATCCCCATCATTATCAACGCGTCAGCTAATCCAAAGTGCCCAAGTCCGCAGATGTCATACTCCTTCATATTCTTAGTCATCTTCTTAAACGGATACCAAGCTATTTTATTAACATTCTTCAACGTTCTCATACCTAGTACTACATAGTCAGAGTATTTAACAAAATCAAAGCTGCCATCTTTCTTAACAAACTTAGTTAAATTAATAGAGCCTAGATTACAAGATGTCATAGGTGGAAGCGGCACTTCTCCGCAAGGGTTTGTAGCCTCAATCTTAATCTTCGGATATAGTGGATTATCTCGATTCAAGCGGTCGTAGAATAACAAACCAGGATCTCCACAAATGTATGTTGAGAATACTATCTGGTCAAATAGATCATTGGCTTTAATGTTCTCATAATGATTACCATTAAATTCTAGAACAACATCATCTGAATTATTAGTAGTCGCCTTCATCATAAATTCATCATCTACTAGAATTGATATGTTGAAGTTGGTAAGAGAACCTGTTAGTTTGGATGTTATGAAGCTGGCAATCTCTGGATGATTGTGATTAAGAACGCCCATCAAAGCGCCTCGTCTAAAACCCCCTTGCTTAACAACATCAGTGAGGTCGTCGAATAGTCTGAGGAAGGAAACAACTCCGCTCGATGTTCCACCAAGTGATAGACCCGCCCCCTTAGGTCTGAGTTTAGAAGCGTTAAAACCAACTCCACCTCCATGATGAAAAACAGTTGCAGAATTCGCAAGACACTTCATTATATCTTCTATACTATCATCAATCGGGAGAACATGACATGGATGAAGTAGAGCATTCTTAATACCAGCATTACGAAGTGTCGGAGATGCAGGCAGGAAGTATCCATTTTTCATCGCGTTCTTTAAACTAACTCTAAACTTATCATCTCCATCACACAATGCTACAGACACACGATTAAACAGTCCGTCTATGCTCTCATGCTTTCTACAGTATCTACTGTTTAATAAGAACTCTGCATTCTTACTTAAGCTCATTTAACTACCTCCGTCTAATAGTTTCTTTCAATAACTAAACTTTTCAGCCTGTCAAGCTCGGCCTGTAATTCTTCGTTTGCCTTACCCATTATCCCGCCCTTTCAGAATAATCAAAACGTCGTTAATACACTCTTCTGTATCTTGAATTGACATCATTGGACTCCTGCTATGCGTGTACCATTTTTCCAACAATTCTATCGCCTTCTTTTTTTGGGCCTGGAGCTTATCGGCTCGCTGTATATTATGCACCAAAGTCTCAACAGTGCAGTGGCACCCATCGCAGAATGCGGGGCAATCAGACAAGTCTTCATGTGGCCCTTGAAATCTATTGCCCAGAAACAATCTGCCGCGAAGGTGCTTGTTCTCGGCCCGCAATTCGATAATTACATCAGCCTCGGTATGCTCGTTTGTTTCCATTATTTAATCTCCTTTCAGAGCTTTCTTTGCCACCCATCGCAAATCTTCAACTGATGAAAATTCATCGATTGCTATGGCTTCCAGGGCTTTATTCAGCCTGTCAATCTCGGCCTGCATCTTGATAATTACATCAACCTCTTGTTCCTGTTCTGTCTTTGCCATTATTCAATCCTCCGGTTCCAAGCTTCGAACAATACATCAACATCAGGGTAATATTCTCTAACAATTTCAGCACACTCAGCCAATGTTTTTGGTTTAGCATAGGCGGTGGTATAGGCGGCGGCATCGGCGGCGGTATAGGCGGCGGCATCGGCTGCATCGGCGGCATAAGCGGCATCAGCGACATCGGCGGCGGCATAGGCGGCATAGGCGGCGGCATAGGTGGCGGCATAGGCGATATAGGCGGCATCGGCGGCCTCTCTTACATCTTGAATAGAAACTCCGCCTTCCCCTTTAGCCCATTTTTCTGCCGTTTCAATCGCCTTTAATGGTCTTAATTCACCATCCTTAACATAAACCAAAGATAACCTAGCACATTTACAGGCCGCCAGAACAAGCCTCTTCCTTTTTTCCCCCTCTCGCTCTCCCGACAATTTTCCAGCAAGCCAAAGCATCCAATCACCACGTTTGCAATCGTCCCACAATTCCTGCGATGTAGTATAATTATGAGCCGCTTCTACGGCTTCACCACAAGCACCCAACTTCTTAATCTTTGAAATATAATCGTTAATTTTCATTTCTCAACCCTCTCTGTTAAATAAACAAAATACCAAACGCCATCTTCTTGCTCACACTTAACCGACTTTACTTTGAACCAGTGGCGGGCAGCCCATTTAGGCATACATGCTGGAGATTTCCATTTACCGAAAGGACATTGTATGTCGAAAGTTTTATATAATACACATTTTGCATAGAGAGGCAATATGCCTTTATCATTTCTTTGACCTTCTTTCTCTTTCCATTCCCATTCATTTGTCCTCATGGCTTGGTTAAAAGTTATTTTGCAAAACGGCTCTTTCAACCAGAGCCGGTCGTTGACTTGGAAGCGGGGCTTAATCGGCTTACAGTGGCGAGATTTAGGGCCTCTGTCATTGCCCCAAAATAAAGTCATCCACGCCATAACGTGGGGCGGACATCTTACTTCAAGGCAGCCATCAAAATTAAGTCGAAGCCTAGAACCAGAACACAAGTCTAGGCTTAAATTAATCACCATCCGAAACCGTCCCGCTCCGGCTACAAGAGCCAAGCGTTCAGGCTTTGGGAGTAGTAGACTTCTTTCCATTTTTCTCACTTTCTGGATAAAATACAAAAACGTGGCGAAACGCTTCTCGTACCAGCTTTTCGTTATCATCAACCCACGGCGGCACATAGTTGCATATAGCAAAACTGGGGATTTTCACGAGGTCTAACGTGATAAAATCCGCAATTGTATTCGTGTAATACTCTGTGTTTTGAAGTTGGAATTTTTTACAATTACTCATATCAACCCCAACGTATAATTTATGGTTCCGGAAAAACCAAGCCTGAAAGCCCCAACAACAGCCCAAGTCGTATATAATCCTATCGTGTGGAATTATCTCGCTCAGGTGATAGTATATGCCTAAGAAACCGAGAAAAGCCGGTTCACACTCTCCCGATTCTGCGGTCATTATTTCCTTAACCTGCCTCTTCAATTCTGGCACTTCCTTAACGCCAGCCCAGAAAAGGGCGTGTGCGGTATCGTGTGCCCTTTGACCATTCATATTTGCCAAGCGGTCAGCCTTTGGGAGTAGTAGGGGCTTTTCCATTATTAAAATTCTCCTCTTGTATCAAAATCTATATTATATAATCGTGGCCTATTGCGAGGAATAAGTCGAAGCTCGGCATAATCATTACCCAAACAATAAGCCATGCTTGCGGGGCAATATCTCCCTTCCCGTATAACCTGAATATCTGTATTGCTTGCAGGCAATAGTAGGTGCTTTTCCATTAGTCGTCTCCATTAAGCACTTCACTTAATAGCTGCCGCGATATATCGCCTATTTCATTTAAGGCTGAACCAGCACGACAAGCTAAACATCGTTTTCCTTCGGGGTCATCTTCAACGCATTTGCAAATACCCGCAGACATTGTTTCGAGTCTTCTTATTTCGTCCATAAGTTAATCCTAAATTATAAAAATAATGATAACAAAAGCAAGCCGGAGTGTATAAGAGTCCAGGTTGACACCCGTCGAGTCAGAGCCTGTAGAAATCACTCCGACTTGCTAAAATCTACATATTCAAATTGTGAATATGATAAACTACTCTCCTCTATCGAACAAATATTCTTTTACGAAGTTCTTCGCCCTAGTCTCACCTTGATAAGTCTCGACTTTATTCCCAACATCTACTTCAGCAGTTGTTCCTTTAAACAGCTCCAAATCAATACCAGCTTTCACAGTCTCTTTATCATAGACTCCACAAGCAATGGCAAACTGAGCTATCTTCCACTCGGTCTTAGCCTTAGTCTCAGGTGTTGCTCCAATTATCAAGTTGTCAAAAATCTTCCGGCCTTTAAATTCCCCATCATCAACTACTCTCAGCTCGATTTTAACAATCTGATTCGTTGATGATTTAGACTGCGTTACTACTAAGTCATTTGCAACTTCGCAAACGTACTTCCCCGGCGGGACTGGGTCAAATGTTCTTTTCTTCAACAGTTCTGGATTGCTAGTATCTACATTCAAAATCGTCATACTTCTGTTCCTTTCTTTCTTCTAAATAATATTATTTTTAGTTAGTTCTAATGAACAAAGACCTCCTTTCTAAAACAATCAATCTAATCTCATCATTGCTTCTAGTCTATCAACTTCATCTTCCGAAAATCCACCCGATTTATCTACGTCAATCAGGAAGTTAATCAAATCATTTCTATAACTATCATCTCTCTTATCCCAATCAGCGAACAGTTTCATACACTCAGATGGAGTCAAGAAATATCCCTTCTTAGCATACTTCATACAACGTAGGTTAGAACTAATTGGGCAATGGATATTCTTTATTCTAATCAAGCTATGTTCTTCATCATGCATGAAGTCTGCATCTACCATAACCTCAGATGGAGACATAATAGCGGCACGAACTACTGTAAAGTCAAAGTTAGATATTATAGTCTCTACATTACCTTTTGCAACCATAGCTCCTCTATTCACAGGCTTAATTATTTGTAATTTAGGACAGCCTTTTAGTTTACCTTTTCTTTTTCTCTTATATGTAATGGCTGTCTCATTATCATATTCAATTTTCAATTCACGATCTATGGCTTCTTTCAATTGCATAAACGCATCTTCTGTTTCGCAATATACATCTACATCACCAGCTTTAAAAGGCTCTTGTCTAGGTGATGCACAGTATCTAGCATAGCCTCCGCATAAGATTATTTCTCCATTTGTACGACCTCTCACTAGATCTAAGAGTTCCCAAATCGGTTTTATCTCATCAAAGCCTCTAAGCAAAGGTACAAATATAAAGCCTTCTTTCGATTGATAACTATTAGCTTGTCTTTTTACCCAGTCTTCTTTCTTCACAATGCAATCTCCTTATTTCTTATATCCCATTTTATCAAGTAATCCTGCCAAACCTTCATCTATAATCTCAACTTCCTTATCCATCTTCGACCTAGTTCTGGCGGCAATAGATGTCGTTGATAAACCGCTGGCAGTGTATTTATACTTCCCACCTCCAGCCGGTTTTATTTTAGTATGTAGAACCTCATCGAAGAGCCACATTATTTTATTCTTACTATGGTCTTTAGTTATAGAGAGTGGTCGTATTAAGTTAATAGCATCAACCTCAAATGATAGCTCATGAGCCGTTACAAGAAACAAACACTTAAACGAGCGGATTAGAGTAAGCACCTTCTCAACTAAATTAACAAGCGTTCCCCAGTGTTGTATTTGCGGCTTATTAAAAGACCCGCCGGCCATAGCCATAACTTGCAATTGCATACATCGAGCCATTCCTGTTAGACTATCGATGATAAGACAGTCATATTCAAGCGTTCCTGCTGCCGACTTCCTCTGCAAATCCTCTAACTTCTTCTCAGCCGCAAGCCAAGCAGTCGGTGCGAATGGGTTCTTGTCTATGTAAGTATCAAACTCACAATCCTGTCGGAGAGATGTGAATTTATCTTCTAGAATAGCAGCTGTACGCATCCCTCCATCAAAGTCGAACATATAACTGTTCTTAGCTTGGCTGACTAGAGCAGTTTTTCCGCTTCCAGCAGGGCCATAGAACATGACCGATGGGAAGTTGCTTAGTAGTAACAGGTCTTTTGCTTTCATATTTTCTTTCTTTTTATGCAATTTATTAAACTATTCAACCAACCTATTGCATTTATTGCAACTTGCTTTTCATAGTCACTTAGATCATGTTCCATATTCTCCAAGTTCGCAATCATCCCTCTAATCCTGAAGATTTCAAAGTTCTTATTCCGAGATGTTGCTTGTTTCTTGGACGGTCTTTTGGATTTCTTTCGCCTCATTATATTTCCTCATTTCTATTTTGCTAATTCCATAACTTAAACAGCATGCCATTGTTCCTAACCAAGTAATTACTATGACTATCATCGAAATCAATTTAAAAGCTTCTTTAATTCCTAGATCTTTAGTTGCTATGTAACCCATCACACTAAGTGTTATCACTACCATAACTAATCCAATCATCAACATTTTAGAAATCTCCTTCTCTTATCATCCTTATGATATTCTTTATCTCTCTCTATATCAGCATCACTATACTCATATTGTTTATAGTCTACAAACTCCAAAGTATCGTAGCAACGTAGATATATAATTTTCGGCCGGTAGTTTTTACAAGTATGTACATTTGATGTAGATATGTCATGCTTTAGACACCAAGTACAGTCATAAATCTCATAAAAACAATAACCACAGTTTTTAGGTATTTTTCTATTCACTACAGTTTTGCAATTAGTTTTCTAATATGTTGTGTCCACATCCTTGTCTTCATGTTCATAACGCTTCCTCTCTTCCCAGTAAACCTTTCTATCTGAGAGAGAGATAACTTGATTTCTTCAACAACTGCTATTTTTTCAAGTTTAACATTTATTTCTTTAGTAGTTTCGTCGCTCATCTTTCAGTCTCCTGTATTTATAATAAACGGGTGGAATGGTTTTCTTCTATCATAAAATCTAAACATATCTTCATGAACAGGCGAGTCGCATATTTGTAAGAAATCACATTGATAACCTGGCATCCCGAATGAGCTATACGGACAGCAGTTGGAACAAGTCATCGGCCACTCTTGCTTCTCATTACAAATCATAATCCTTGTAGCAGTGAGGTTTGCGAAGTCAATGAAGTCTTTTATTTGATGATCTTTCACAAATATAAGATGCATCTGTGATTCGGCATTAGATACAGAAACTCGAATCGCCTCGATTATAAGGCCTCTAGCTCTCTCTCCAGTTATCTGAGATAGAGCGAGTGTATAGGCGATAGCTTGTGGACTGTTCTCGAAGTTATTAAAAAGACGGAGAGATACTTCTTGAGATGTTTTATAGTCTAGTGCCCAGAGACTCTTATCCGACTTCCACCTAACAGCTAAGTCAATCCTTCCAGCTAAGCAGAGAGGTCCTCCTATGTCGACTAGAAAAGGCACCTCGTTTTTAGATATTTCAGATTGAGTCGGTGCTTCTATCGGGAGTTCAAGGACTTCGTAGGCACAGTTTTGAGTATGAGTGTTTGCAAATTCAGATAGAGTAATTTCAGCCCGCTCGATATTCCTTTTCTTATCGAATGGATGATTTCTAGCCAACCATCTCTTATTGAAGATGTCGATTGCAGTCGGGAGAGTTTCTAGGTCATAGCAGTACGGCACAGCTTCGTGAATATCACTGCCGTAGTCCATAGCTGTAGTCGTCCTCTCCGGTTTGTTAAGACCCATCAGTCTAGACATCATATACTTCGCTGGGCATCGATTGAATGCAGAGATGCTTGATGGATCTATGTAATTTATTTCGAACTTCTTCTCAGCTTTTATTATCATTTTCTATTTTTCCTTAAAATTAACCTGCACAATAACTTTCTAAAATTGGTTTACTTTTTTCGACTTCTTCAACAATCTTACAAGATACAACAATTCTATCTTCCCAAACTTTACCTTCATCTCCAATAGTCTTGTTAGCTATTTTTCGAGCTTCAGTTTCATTACATGCTCTTATAACTTTAGCATCATATGAGTCATAATATACACCTTTTCTTACAGTTAATAGGTAAATCATTTCCTAACTCCTTTCAAATGCTTATTTCTAATCTTCTCCATAGCCCTCTTAATATAAACCGAAACGGTCGGTTGAGTTATGTTTAGAAGATGTGCAATCTTTGTCTGACTCTCCCCTTTGAAGAAGTGTAGGTTTAATACGGAGTATTCCCGAATTGATAGACCTGCATTGTTGATACTAAGATACAAGTCATTATAATCACATGTTTCCTTAGCTGCTTCCACATTATCCATATAGCTTGTATCATCCCCAACGCAGTGATTCCTACTCTCTGTCTCAGCAACTATATATTTCATCATAGAGAAATGTAGCCAGTCCTTTAACAACCGCTCATCCTTCAGAGGCTTCCCAACTATGTAGCCGACAGATACGAGAGCATTGAAGTCAATTCCTTTACACATTAATTTTGAAGCCCAGTAATAGCAATTACGAAGAACAATCTCATCATCAAGCATAGCTTACTCCTTTAGCTAGTATGTTTTAGTCATGTAAACAAAGCTTGACACTCAGGACTCATCGCCTCAAATGCCTTTTTCATTTCTTCATTTTTAAAAACCATCGGTTTTTTCTTCTTACTACCCTTCCTCTTATTGCTCTTAGCAATTGCTTTCTCTCTAGCCTCTACCGCAAGATCGGCTCGCATAATATGCAAACTGTCAATCATAATAGTCTTTTCATTATATGATAGAGCTAAGAAACTCATGCTAATCCTTGTCTGCGAATGTAGTAATTTTCTGTTAGCGGCTCACGCGTCTTAATATTGAAGCGATGTTTATGATTGAAAGCGAATAAGTCTTCACTTGTCCAAGCTGGCCGGTCTAATGAGCGTGAGTCGCTTCCTAGTTCTATATCCTTCTTTTTAGTTACCATATTCATACTCCATCTCTCATTCTTGCTCTTATTTGTTTTCTTCCAATTTCGCTACTGCGTCAAAACAACATATTCAAATTGTGAATATGATACATTAAATTATTACAGAACAAAGACTAGGCTACGATGCTCTGTAGCCTAGTGCGGAGGAGGATATGACTATTCAGCTTGTACTTCAGCTGTTTCAACCGCTTCAACTTCACCACCTTCAGCAGCAATCTGTGCATCAACTCTTGCCTGAATCTCAGGACTATTCAAGAATGCCTCGAGTGCGTCTGAATCTTGTGCTCTTGCCATCAACTCATCAGTTGTGAGGCAATTGAATGCCATCTTACGTCTCAACTTCTTACCTGTCTTAGTTCCAGAGTATTTGGCTCTCTCATTGCCCATAATTCGGACATGATTACCGTTGTTAAAGACTGCAATAATCCGCTCGGCAGACTCGCTATTAATGATTTCCTCTACTGTCTCATAGACAGGCACATTTACTTCTGCTACAACCTTATTTTTCGTCTTGACTTGTTTCAAAACTTCTCGCATAATTATTACCTTTCTTCGTTTCTAGAAACTAAAATTTTTGTTTACTTTACCTAACCTTTTCAACTCAGCTATCCTGTCCAATATCATCTTTTTTATTTCATTTGTCTTCTTCCTTCCTTTCTTCTTAACCTTATCAATCGGCTCTTCTGATGTTAAGAAAAGTGGAGATACAATTAAAACTTTTCCATCTATCATCTGCACGGGTATTATATGCTTCATTTTAAAGCCGAGTATTTTTGGGAAGTTATTTTTAACATAAACATATCTATCCAAAACAATTCCAGTTATATTTTTAGCAAAATACGGATGTAATATGTCATCTGCTAAATGTAGCAGTGTTAAGTGTTTGACGGGTTGAATTGAAACTTTCTCTCCAGCAATCGGTAGTTTATCCTCACTATATCTAATCACTTTGAAGTCCTTTCATTTCTCAAAATCGGTGTTTAGAATATCATCTATCCTATCCTTCTGCTTACTCTCATTACTCTCATTTATCTCTTTCTTATTCATTTTCGCAATAGTTGCAGCAATGCCTTCTTGCAATGCTTTAGATGAGATAGTTGGTTCTTCATTTGTTTTATCGTAAGATAGGAGTAGATAATGCTTCTTACCTTCACCTAATAAGAGTGTTCTATTATCTGCAATATCATCGACAGGTATGAGCCATATGTTCTTAGTTACTACCTCAAAACCGATGATATATGTGTAGCTTGAGTACGGTAGAGTTGCTCTATCCTTCATATTCCTCAAGTCTAGAATCAATCGCCCAACAGATGATTTTGTAGTAGTTAAAATAACAGCCCTTCCACAAATTCCATCCCGCTCGAGTACAATTGAAGAATCAGAGATAGCGATGAAGATGTTATAATTCCGCCGGAGGAAGTTTTGAATGATGTAGTTTCTGATAGTTTGTTTGTTCATAATAGACTCGATTTAAGTGATAATAGTAATCGGTAAACGAACGGGCTACGCTCGAAACAGCATATTCATCTATTGAATATGACGATTGTAATAACAGCTATTGTTATTAATTTAAGCATTAGAATCATTATCTGAACTTCCTTGTTCTTTACTTGATATATAAGACGGAGTCGGTTTCTCTACAAAAAGCTTCATCGCTTCCATCATAGCTGCTTTACATGTAGTATAGCCGAGTGCTATCCTTTTACTATTAAAGACTTCAAAAAGTGGATTATATTCATCTATCTCTATGTGCATTTTATATACCTTAAAATAAAACGGTTGTTTCGATATTAATATAAGGTCAAAATTGATAATATTATAGACAAGATTATTCAAAAATTGTCAAAACAATAATTGTGGATAAACGATATTCACAATAACGATACTCTTCTGAAAAGCCAACATCCTAGGTCGGGGAGGCCCTTTCGTCCTGAAATTCTTGAGAGGTGTACTCTTTAATTGTATATATTTAATATATATAATGTATATATATATATTTATAATAATAATAAAGAACTCCTCTTTACACACAAAGGGGGGTGGCTCCTAGGATGTTGGGTTTTCAGTAGACTAAACCGATAGCCATTGTCGTCAATTATTTGGATATGATGAATCATCTCCTGTAAGCCACTTATCTACTATCTTTGGACTTCCATGACAAACATTGGGCATATGATTGTAGACATATGAACATATTGCATGTAATGCTTTTATATTATGCTTATCCGCTCTCCCAACTGCTTCCATCAAATTATTCTCCAAAACAGCTCGTAGAAAACTTCCAGTTGGTATTTTATCTCTAGCATATCTAATTAAACTAATTTCAACATCTCTTGGTAAATTCTCCATCTTAAAAACTCCTAGTTAAATGTTAGCGATTTTAAAATAAAATGTCGAAGACCGGCCTTCGGCCTCTCGTTACGCTTCCGTTCGCTTCGCTCTCTCCAGCTCCACTCACGACGGGTTTTTGCCTCTTATACGGGATTAGTTTTTGCCAAGTTGTTTATCAGTTTCTTCTATCTCATCCATTATAGATATAATCTGTGCTCTTAACAAACTGCCTTCTATAATCATATCTTGATTCATAGAATATTTATCGACTGCTTCGAGTCTAGCTCGTAGTGATATTAGTTGAGCTAACAGACTCGCTTGTAATATGTCAAGTTTATTTATTATCATAATACTCTCCAAATAAAATGTAGTTGATTAAAAACCAGCCGGCATTTATAGTCCGCCGGCAAGACTCGAAAGGGTGTTTACGTTTTAGTTATTCGATTGTAGATCGAAACCAACCACATCTCCTGTTTAGTTGTGAAGGATAGAAGTGTCGTGCATGAATCGATAAAACGGTGTTCTTCAAACGACAATTTAGCGGAAGTAATTCTAGCCGCCATGTTTCTGAGTTTTATTATGTGAGTGTTTACAACGTAGTCATCGCACGGATCTATAATTCCGCGATAGACACAATTAGTCTTCAACAAACAAGTATTACAACACTTCATATTATTTTAGTCCTTTCAGGTCTTTTGCTAGTTGTTTGAGGATTAAGCCTCCTAATAACAAATCTAGCAGGTTTCCGTCGATTTCAGCTTCTGATGTAGTATCTCCGATAGCTGCTATAGCAGTTATAAGTACTAATTTCTCAATTGGTAGCATATTTGTGAATCTCTCATAATTATGATAATGCTCAGATAGTTCTGAGTTACCAGTCGATATTGCAATCAATATCATACAGTGAAATATATGTCTAGGAACATTATCTGTTCTCTCTTTCAATACACTTTCACTAATCTTATTATCGTAGATGAACTTATTTAAACTAGTTCTAGTCTGTGTCATTTTATCTAACTCTACCATTTTAAAAACCCTTTCAATTCTAGTTTAATATAAAATATGTTCGTTATTTTATCATATCCAAACTGTGAATATGATGGTTACATTAAATTAGTTGGTCGATGTAGTCCGGCTCAAGGCCGAAATACTCCATGCATATTTCAACGTCTAAGTTTATCAAGTCGCAGTCATGCTCCAGTCTCGACATCAAATCTTCTCTCGCTTCTTCTATCAGTAAGTCTGCATCTTCACTTGACATATCATCTCGTCTCATTAATATCGCTTTTATAGTCTCCATTTAATCTCCCATAACTCTATAGAAGTATCTCAACATCATTATACTATGCACAAACCATAGTAACAATAAAATAGTATCCATTCTAACTCCCAATCATTTTGTTATAGCCTTCTACTATCATTCTATACACAACTTTCTCAAAGTTTGTATTCCCTTCTGCTTTATCTATAAGATTGTCTAACATGTTAATATCATCTACTTCAAATATTACAGTAAATTTTCTATTTAGTATCTCGTCAACTGGCTCGTGTTTACAAACTATCATAATAATCTCCAAAAATAAAAGAAACAAAACAAACTGAATATGCCGATTGTTATTGTGATTGTTAACTTGTTTACAGTAATTCCGCCCAAACTTTATCTTCATTCGCTGCAATATCATCTTTTTCATTCTCATAAACGGCTTGAACATCAGTTTCGAGCAATGAAAAGTTACCTTGATATCTAGCCGCGTCCTCTAGCAATAGCGTGCTAGCTATCCGTCCAAAATCGCCCTTCGACAGTTTATCCTGTGAGTGGCAATTTCTCGCCATTGCTTGCAGTCTAACAGCCGCCCCTTTATGCCAGTCACTAACTATCAAATCTTCAGGGTAACTGTTCAAAATGTCCTGAACAGTTGTAGCAGCGAGCACTGGCACTAGACCAATCTTAACCGTCCCTACCTTAACAGAGTGTAACTGGTAGTTTTTATCTTCTATTGTCGTTATATTCTTACTCATAATACACCTACTTTCGATTTTAAGATATATCCGACAATCGGCATTTATTCAGTTGTCAAAGAACTTTGAGTATACAATTATTTGAGTGCATCAATTATATGTTTAACATGTTACTAGTTTATCTTCGCTCGCTATAATTAAGTCTTTGGCTGAGCACGTGCATTCTTGTATTATTTTTCCTTTTGATACTAGTATACAATCCAAACCGCTATTATCACTATACATACCTTTACCTGAAGGTATTCCACAAAACATTATATTCCTAGAATGATTATAATGATCATCACTCCAAGCAATATCTTTACAACTCCAGCGTAGGCCTGTATGGTTTTTGCAAGTTAGTATTCGATGTTTCATATTGAGTCTCCGTTTTCCGATGCACTCAAATAATTATATATTCAATTGTCAAATAGCGTTTTTAATATACAATTTATTGAGCGCATTCGTTTGTTTTATTTTATATCTTCAATATCCATTAATATCGAATCTGTCGTTATATCGTCCAGACTATCTAATAATTTTAGACAATTCATCGCTTCAGTATCGTCATTATCGTTTTTTACCAGATCCAAAACGATTGGCCTAACTGTCGATATTGCTTTTAACAATCGAGCATTTTGTTTTAATTCAAATATGTCCATTTTATCACCACTTTCAATTGGTTTGTAAAATGCGCTCAATAAATTATATATTCAATTTTCAAATAGCGGGTGTAAAATCAATTGTGTTTCCAATAAACAATAAGCAAACCGCGTGCCAAACACGGATAAATTAAAACAAAAATAAATATTGATATAACCCCTTGTGGGTAAAGGGTTTATGGCGATTGTTAAGATGGGGTATTTGTATATAACCTGTCATTTTGACAGGCGATTGACAAATTGTGGGCAGCGGTGTTATTTGTTAACCATCTAACAAACAAATCGATCCGCTCGAATTATTCCAGTCGACAAACAATCCAGTCGTCAAACGATTCGACAGCCGAACAATTTGAGAATTAAAATATAAAGCGGATACACAAATAGCGGAAACCCCCCACTGGGGGTGGCGGTGGTGTAGTAGACCCTCTCAGAAGATTTTTGTGATTTTTAGATTGTCCTCATTTTTTGTACAAAAAATAATTGTCTATAATATCTCCTCAAACAGCCTTATATCCATATAAACAGTCATCGAACCGATCGATTTTTAATTTCTGGAATTGCCGATTACCATTTATCATGAACCAACTAAACACAAAATATAAAAACAACATTAGCATTGTAAAAATGACGCCTCGGCATTACAAGATACTCGACTATTGCGTCGCTGGAATAATGCCGAAAGAGATTTCAAAACTAGTCGGCATGTCTAAAACTTACATAAACATCGTCATCAACTCTCCATCCTTCCAGCATCAACTTGCCATTCGGCGGGATAAGATAGAGGAAGTTCAAGCGGAACATGCAAGTGCTGAAATTGATGAAGTAAAAACCGTCCTACAAGAAGCGGCAATATCCGCTGCCAATAAACTGATCGGCACTCTCTCTTCTAACGACGAGAAGATCTCATTGAAAGGCGCGACTGAAATTCTTGATCGGACTGGATATCCCAAAGAACAAAAATTGAGCGGAGATGTCGGGAACAAAACTCAAATAATAATCAATGCGACTGATTTAAATAATCTTAAAGAATCTCTAGACCTCTCTGCTCAACCTGCAATTATCGAGAATGAAAAATCCGTCGGGTCAGATATCAATGAGGAGAAACTTGAAGAGACCGGAACTATTACGGGCAGCTGATTCTAACGGGTATCAGTCCGACTTGGTAAACCGGTCTCTTCATATTCACACAATGAATATGTTGCTCATTTACAAGTTAATAAAAATTCAACCGGTTCGTTTACCAAGGAAAACCCGTTGTGAGGTGCGAAGCACCGAGAGCGAGCGAAGCGAGCGGCAGTAGGCCGATTATATTATGAGCTTAGAACGAAGACTAGACAAATCGATTTTTAAAGATAATCATTTTAAGATCCGAGATGAGGATGGGATTTATGATGCGGTTTTTGAATGTAGTTCATTAACTGCACATAGACTGTTCACATTTCCTGATGCTAGCGGTACATTCGCACTTGAGAGTTTTGTTACTGATTCTTATGTTCCATATGCTGGTGCTACTACTGTTGTCGATTTAAATAATCAGAACTTGGTTAATGTTGGTGATTTAACAGGTATAGACAACCTAACGATGGGTTCAGCTTCAGTCAATGCCGGTGTCTTTAGTATGATACAAGGTGCGGTTGCTTCTGACCCGACATTTAGTATTACTCAATCCCGTGATAACGTAACAATTGCTCAGACTGTGGGCCTTATCTCAATAAACGCACCTAGCGGTGGTATTAGCATGATGGGTGCTGTTAACACAAATGACACTTTAACTGTTGCAAGCGACCTTACTATAACCACTGGCAAGGCTTTCTTTACTGGCGATGATGGAACCGCTGAAGTTCCTGACGCTCCCGACTTCATTGATTTTATAGGCGGTACAGGACTTGATGGCGAAGGTAGCGGTGACGCTTATGCTGGCGGCGATGGTCATATAGAAGGAGGGCCTGGTGGAACTGCTACATCCCCAGGACTTGTTGGCAGTGGTGGTGATATTTATATTGATGGCGGCGTAGTAGGTGCAGGCGCTCAAGGAGGTGCTGTAGATGGTTATGTTTTATTAGCCACTAAACGGGGTACAGTAGGTATAGGCACAGCAACCACACCGACATATACTTTTGAAGTTGGCGGCGAAGCAGTAATTACCGGCGATACCTCAACAACAGGCGATGCTGTTAATGTCTTAACCGTAACTGGTGGGGATGGCAAAGTAGTAGCTTCCGGTTCTGGCTTTGACGGTGCTGACATAGTCTTAACTTCTGGCGCTGGAAGTAGGGCTAAGTATTATGGTGGTGATGGTGATGGTGGCGATGTAAGAATAAATCCAGGAGCAACAACGTTAGGCGAAGGCGGTGGTTCTGACGGGGATATTTACCTATGCAACCTACAAGGCAATGTAATGGTTGGTGCTGCTACACCTACACATAGGTTTGCTGTTTCTTCCACAGACGATTCAGACCAAATTGCAATTGGACATGACAATACTGACGGTTGGATTAAATGGACAGATGGCTACTTAATCTTAACTACCGACGAAGGCGCTAATACAGACAGTTATGTTGAGATTAAGGGTAAGGGTAATGGCGAAGGCCATCTTTTAATATATGACGAAAACAACAGTCCGGCTATGCACTTAACTTGCCAGTCTGGTAAAAGTTACATCTACACTGATGGTGCTGGTGAATTGAACTTAAACCATTCTGCCGAAGGCGATGTTAAACTGTTTAGTCTTTCTGCTGACGCAGAGACGAAAGAATTGCAGGTTTATGGTTTCCCAAGTGGATTGTCTAAAAAGTATGGTTACTTTAAACTTGTTGATATTGGTTCTGCTCCATATTTTCAAATAGCCACTGATGGAACTGGCCTTAGCCTTAATGGTATAACCCACATTGGGGACGGGGCTACTAATACTAACTACACCAAATTTGAGGCAGACGGAACGCTAGAGTTCAATGGCACTGCAACTGTATGGAGAGATATTAACGTGGGTGCGGCAGTGTTGTCGCGTCCAGCGTCTTCGCAGCCTGACGAGGGCAATTTCCTAGACGAAGCAGGTGCTGATACTGGAATAACCACCTTGGCGTACGCTATAGGAGAAAAAGCCTCTGGTGCTATTGAAATGCAACATGACTACAAAGAGGGAAGTAATTTTACTTTCCATGTTCATTGGCAGGGCATAGCCGCACCGAGTGGCACTGACAATGTCCAATGGCGGCTTACGTATGTTCTTTTTAGGGACGACACAACCCTAGATGCAGTAACTATAATTGACAGCCCAGATGTAGCTATAGACACACAATATAAATGTTATCGCTCCGACGTTGTGGCTATAGATGGTTCCACAAAAGGCAATAATGGGTCTTCCGTAACGATTGGAGACCAACTTTTATTCACAATAGAGAGGGTTACGTCAACTGGGGACGCTTACGCAGGCGACGCCTTAGTAGCTACAGTGGGCGTTCATTATGAACTAGACACTGTTGGTTCTAGAACAATAACAGCAAAGTAGGAGATACAATGGCAGACTTAACAACTAAAATAATAAGCAGCAAAGAGGTCGAGCGAACCTTCACGGACATCATCAATAAGGACGATGTCGAGGTTGAGATACTCTTACTGGAAGGGTACATAACAACAGCGGCAAACCTACCGCTAGAATGGTATAAGCTACTGGAAAGAAAAGTAAGCAAGGCAAACAAACAAATACAAACATTAACCGAGAGTTTAGAATTATTTAAGTAAAGTTTAGAGAGGAAAAGCCATGAAGATTAATTTTAATCAAACGTTTTTTAATTTAAAGAAAGAGCTTATCAAAGAAGGTGATATTATTTTACATCTCAGTGATGTATGCGCTAATGCTCTTCTTGCAGGACTAAAAACAGACAGTACTGCTAAGGAGAGTAAGGCTTATAGATATAAGTTAGCTTTAAGAATATATGAAGGTGGGAAGTTAGAAGTTAAAACTGAAGATATTGTTATTATTAAGAGTAGAGTTAATGATATGTATAGTACTATTGTTGTAGGTCAGGTCGATGATATGCTAGAAGGTATTAAGGAGCTTTGTGATGGATGTGTCAAAGATGCTGGAAATAAGCGAGGCTCAGAAAAGGAAACTAAAAAATAAAATTAAGAAATTAGAAAACGATTGCAGAGAGAAAGATATTGAAATAACTGAGTTAAAAGATAAGCTAATGAATTGGAAAGAGTTATTGGCGAAATGAAATTTATTGATAAGCTTGTTTTAAAATGGTATAGAAGAGAGAAAAGGCTAAGTAAATATTTCGAGGAAAAATTAAAAATGACTAAAGTTACTATAGCTACAAAGCATGCTCCTTGGGTTAATCATAGATCTATTACAGCATCAGATTCTATCTTAACTGCTACTACTAAGAAGGGTGCTAATGTTCCATCTTTTGCATATAGAATTCCTGAAGCTATGAATAATGTAGAAGTTAGAGCGTCAGCAGTAGCTTCGGCTGGAATGGGTTGTACTGCGTATTTCTATGGTGCTAGATATTTAGATAGTGTTAAGAGAAGTTATGATGATATATCTTTAATTGGTTCTGTTGCTATGACATCTGGAGACCAGTTATCTACTGCTAACTACTACTATGTAGATACTATGGTACTTACTGATAGATGGATTACTGAAGTTAAGGTTGCAGACGGTAATGCTAATAATGGTATGTCTAGAATTGCATTTGATGCTAGCGGTTATGATGTGTTCTTCGTTCTTTTAGATTACACTGATGTAACTGATTGGGACATTGATATTAGCGGCTGGTAATTTAAAGGGGAATCTTCATGTCTAACGGTTGGTGGCGATTTCTAGTTGGTATTTTAATTGGAGCACTTGCTCCTAGCTTAATAGCTTGGGGTTCAATGTCAGAAAAGATTAAACATAATAAAGATGAAATTGTTAAGATGGTTTATATTACTACGTTTAATGAGTATAAGAATGGTAATGAGAAGTTGATGAAAACTATCAATGATTCTTTAATGAGGATAGAGAAAAAATTAGATGTTAAGTGAAGTTAAAAAAGTTGTGTTAGACCCTAAGACTATAGAAGATCTCAGGAAGAGAGGTAGAGAGAGTCTATTCTTCTTCGCTCGTGGTATACTTGGATTCTCTGATTTCACATCTCACATTCACAAGCCTATCTGTGATGATTTGCAAGATGAGAATAATAAGAGAGTTATTATAATACTACCTCGAGACTGGTTTAAATCATCTCTTGGTTCTATAGCTTTTCCGATATGGCTAGCTTTGAATAATCCGAACATTAGAATATTGATAGTTCAAAATTCAATGAGCAATGCTCGGAAAAAACTACAGTCTATTAAGCAGATGATAGAGAAGAATAAGCTTCTACGAGCTCTATATCCTGAACTGCTGCCTGAGAAGAATAGCGTGTGGTCTGCGGATTGTTTGACGATTAGAAGAAGTGGAGCCTATCCTGAAGGTACGTTTGAAGCTGCAGGAACTGGAACAGCTGTTACGTCTAGGCATTATGACCTTATAATAGAGGACGATACTGTTAGTCCTGAGATCGATGATATGACTGGCGTTATGCAACAACCTACTCAGATGGATATTGAAAAGGCGATTGGTTTTCATAGATTAGTTCATCCACTACTACTTCATCCGCAGAAGTCTAAGATTGTTGTTATTGGGACGAGATGGTGTGAGAGAGACTTGCTTGGATGGCTCATAGAAAATACATCTGACTATAAAATATTAACTCGTTCGGCTAGAGAGAATGGGAAAATAGTTTGGGATAGATACAATGAGCCAGTGTTGAAAGAGTTAGAGGAGAATATGGGAGCTTATATGTTCTCAACTCTATTCTTAAACACGCCTCTCAGCGGTATAGCTAGTATGTTTAAGAGAGATTGGATTAAGTATTATGCAACTGTAGCTTCTAAAGATATGGTTTATTGTACATCAGTTGACCCTGCGTCTGCTAAGAAAGAGGGTTCATCTGACCCAGACTATACAGTTGTTCTTACGACTGCTATGTGTAGAGAAACTGGTGGTATATTTATTATTCACTATACTAGAGATAGGATGAATCCTGGAGAGCAAGTGGATGCAATATTTGATCATTATCGAGCATATAAACCGCTTGTTGTTAAGGTAGAAGCTATTGCGTATCAGAGGACATTAGTATATTGGGTTAAGAGAAGACAAGATACACTTAATATGCCATTCTATGTAGAAGCTATTACTGGAATGACCGGCTCGAAAGTTGATAGAGTTCGCGGATTGCAGCCGTACTTTGCTGCTGGCAGGATAAGTATTAGAACTGGTATGGGCGAGCTTGAACGTGAGCTTCTATCTTTTCCTAATGGTGCTCATGATGATATAATTGATGCTCTCTCTATGCAGATTAAGTTCTGGTACGAAATTGGAGAACAAGAAACGAAACATAAAGAAGATAATACTTCACATAGTACTCTATCAGGTAAGATGATAATAGATGAAATGTTGGGTAGAGCTAAAAAATTAAATAGATATCCTTATGATATAGGTTTAAATGCTGAAGCTGTTGAGAGTAGACAGTTAAGGAGTTATAAATATGCTTAAATCTGAAGAATGGATGACGGAAATAGATAATGGTCTAGAATATAGAAGGCAGTTTGGTAGAGAGGATAGTTGGAACAAGCTTGAGCTTGATTATACTAACGACCCTCAGTCGGATTGTACTGTAGGGCCTAATTTAATATACTCGATGGGCGATAGTCTTTTGAGTAGTCTCACTGTTCCTGACCCTGAGATGCTTTTATCTGCTGAGCATCCATCGGCTGTAGATAGATTGCCTGTTCTAGAAGCTACTGATAACTGGCTCATTAAAAAGTTAAAACTTAAATCGGCTGTAGAAGATAGTATGATTAATTCATATCTCTTCAGTCGTGCGATTATTAAGATTGGTTATGACAGTGAGTTCGGTTGGTCGCCGTACTTTGATGCAGGTAAAGGCCAGAACTTGATGGGTTTGACATTTACTCAGTTTGATAAGAAGGGTAAGCGGATTGAGAATATGAATACTGCACCTGGGATGCCTTGGGTAGCAGCCGTTAGTCCGCATGATATAGTTGTGCCTTGGGGGACTAAGAGCATTGATGATGCGCCTTGGATTGCACATCGAGTTATTCGTTTAAATGAGTATATTAAAAAAGACCCGAAGTATAAGAATAAATCGATACTTGAGCCACAAGTATCTATGGAAGCATTCATGAACAGCTATGGACATGTGATGGCTAAGAATAAGAGAGCTTCACATACTACAAATTCTTCTTATAATGAGAATACAAAGTCTGTGTTTAATGTTCTTTGGGAAATTCATGATAGAATGACTGGTAAGATTATTGTTGTTTCTCCCGATTATGATAGGTTTTTACGGAATGATATTGATGCTCTTCAGCTTGGAGGTTTGCCGTTTGTCAGTACTACACTTGTCAAGCATCCTCGTTCATTCTGGTCGACTCCTCAAGCATACTATCTCGGACAGATTCAGAATGAACAGAAGGATATATCTTTACAATCTACTAAACAGAGGAGAATAAATACTCTAAAGTTTTTAGGTAATAAAAATGCGATGGAAGAGGATGAACTTAATAAATTAATTAGTGGAGATGTTGGAGCATTGGGTATGGTTAAAGGTGGTGCTCCAATTAAGGATTCATTTATGGCATTTCCGCAAGGTAATATGATGGACTTTATTGTTCAATCTAATAATAATATGAGCAATGCTAGAGATGCTATTGGCTTTAGTCGAAATCAGTTGGGTGAATTTTCTGGTGGAAGGAATACTGCTAGAGAAGCTACATTTGTTAAAGAAGGTTCTGAATTGAGGACGTCTAGAAGGATGAGTTCAGTTGTGGATTTGTATACTGATACTATACGGAAAGTTAATAATATTATATTCAGATATTGGAAACTACCCAGATATTCTATGGTAGGTAATGAATGGGTTAAGTTTACAGGAGATGAGCTTGAGGGGGATTATCTCTATGATGTTACACTATCTACTAAACGTAATCTCAGCATGGCACAGAGGAAGGTAGAATCGATTATGTTACTTGCTGAACTTTCACAGATACCAGGTATAAATATAGAAGCTATGAAAAAATATGTAGCTGATGCGTCCGGAGATCCTGCATTTGAAGGTATATTAGGAAAGGTTCCTAATGCGCCTGGAAATGCACAAGGTGGTCTGCCGACTATTCCTGCTACGAAAAACCAAGGAGCTTAGTATGTTATCTTTTAACTACGAATGTCAGAAATGTTTTATCAGGAAGGATAATGAGTTAGTTAGTAAGTATGATGATGATGTTATTTGTGAATGCGGAACTAAGATGCTCAAGGTATTTAACGGGACTAAAGTTGGTGTAGTAGTATTTCCCGCAGATGGTGTACATTTAGAGCATGTTAGTCCAAACGGAGAAACTTTTCACAGTAAAGATGAAATGAGGCACTATGCAAAAGAAAATGATCTAGAATTAGGATACTTATAATGGATAGAAAAGTCGAGGTAATAGTAAGTGATATTGGGAATGTTAGTGTTAAGTTTATAAATGGGCATGTTAGTAAGAGAGAGTTGATTAGACTTATCAAGGCGATTAAGTTTGAGCATAGGTTTTCTATAAGAGAGTACAGGAAGAATTTGATAGAAGAAAAAAAGAAATCTAATAGTTTAAAGGAGATTAAAGATGATGACGCCGGAAGAAATCAAAGCATTGGAAAAAGCGAAGATAGCAGCAGCAGCGAAGGAGAAGGAGGGACTAACATCGTCCCAGCTACAACAGCAGATAGACGAATTGAAGAAGTTAGTGGAGTTAACAAAAAGTAAAGATGCTAGTAATGATGCTGCACAGAAGGCTATTAATGATGCAGCAGCAGCTGATAAGTTAAAAAAAGAAGCTGATATCAAGAAGATGTTAACTAGCAGTAATGATAGTAAAACTAACTTTGACGATTTGAGTAATGAAGAGATGCTCGATATCATAGCTACTGCGGTTGATACTGCTATAGATGCTAAGACTCAGATAGCTACTAGTGAAGTTGGTGATTCATTGAAGGGCATTACTGATACTATAAATGGTATTCAGAAATACTTGTTACAGAATGAAGCGGCTTCTGGAGTCAAAGATGCTAGGAATAGGTTCTCTGATTTTGATGATTATAAGGATGAGATAACGGCTATCATTGATAAGTATCCTGGTATGGCAATAGATGATGCATATGTTCTTGCTAAGGGTAATAAGGCCGCTGGTTCTCCAGGACAGAAAGATGTTGAAAGTGAGAAACCAATGAACTTAGGAACTAGAGCTGCTGCGGCTCAAGACGCACATGATAAGAAGAGATCAGAAAACAATAAAAGTAGTGATGATAACGATAGACCTAATACTCGTAGAGGTTTTAAGGCTGCATTATCTGCTGCCGCCGATAAAGTATTACAGAGTCGGAAACAATAAGACTATTAACGTATGGCAAGATAGTTACTATTAAGTATCCATACATACTGGGGTTTAATAAAACCTTTAATTGCGTGTAACTAATTTAAAATGACAACTAATTTAAAGGAGACTAATTTATGGCTCTGCCTACATTAACTAGAACATTGGATGATGATTTCACGAACACTTGGTATGAAATCCGTCCAGAAGTTACTGATAACATATTAGAGTCGAATGTGCTCTCTCTAGCTCTTAGAGAGAATGGTAGTATGACCACTCAGGTTGGTGGAGAGTATATTACTAGAACAATCGGGTATGGACAGAAGAGTACTCAAGGCTTTAATAAGGGTTCGGTATTAAAACAGAAGGTTGAGAAGCTTGACACTCTCGCTAGATGGGATTGGCGATACTTCTTGGTAGATGTTAATAGAACACTTATTGACGATAATAAGAATGCTGGACCATTCAAGATTAAAGATTATTTGACTCGAAGGTTGATGGCTGCGAAGGATGCTTTGTCAACTGACCTCGAGCGCGATTTGTACAGATGGGGTGTGTATGCACCTTCTGATGAGGATGACAGGTTTAATGGTATCTATGATATTTGTCCGAACATCGCCGCTGAGTCTGCTGTCGGGACTGGTACTGCTAGTGGTACTTATGCAACCGGCTCGAGTAATGGTAATATTAGTAGGACAAATACATGGTGGAGGAATTTTGCAGCTGCTGATAGTCAGACTGAGAATGTTGATAACAGGCTTCTTGACCTCAACGTACCTTATTCCTTGAACTTAGTTCCTGATATGAGGCACATCTTTAACACTGTCAATGCTAACAAAGAAGCTCCGAACTTTATTATCATGGACCAGAATATCTTTGAAGCATATGAGGATGAAGTTGGAGATAAGCAACAGGTTGTTAGAAGTGCGTTTAACAGGAAAGCTGCTGACCTCGGATTTGTTACTATGACGTTTAAAGGTGCTCCGATGTCTTACTCATCTGGACTAGACTCTAGTGGTCATATCTTCATGTTAAATCTTAATCACATCGAGATGGTATACAATCCTAACATGTGGTTTGATATGACTGAGTGGAAGAGTACTGCAAATCAGCTCGAGCGTGTTGCTTACATTACTTGTATGACAAGTGGTCTTATAACTGACCAACCTCGTCGTCATGCTGTGATGGAGTACAGTTCGTAGTATCATATTCAAATTGTGAATATGTAAAACAATAATAACTTTAATCTAGGAGATAATATAATGGCTGAGAAGATTCTGTTTAATACAGAGTTAACAGATATGGATACTAGTGACCTCGATGGAGTCGGGAATGTTAAGAAAGAAAAGGATGGAAAAGTATACAGATATGTTAAAAATCGTAATGCTACGGCTATAGGAGCTCTTGCTACATGTTGCTATGATGTAGACAACATTGACGGTACAGAGACTGATTATTTTGAATCAGTTAATATGCCTGTATCTGCTGACATTATGATGGCTGCAGGTATTGCAGTTACTGCATTTGGAATATCTGGTGCGGCTTGTTATGGTTGGATTCAGATTAGAGGCCATTGTAGAAATGTGCCGACTAGGAATCCTAAGAGTACGGCTATTGCAGTTGGTGCAGAGTTAATAACTGCTAATGGAGTCGGAACTTTAACTAAAAGTGCTACAGCTGCTGCCGGTATTGCAGTTATATATTCTAATCACTTCATCGCGGCCGAAGCTGTTGCTACTGATGGTACTGGAACAGCTACTATTGCTACAGACGTTATTATTAACTGTCTGTAAAGAAAGGAAATGAAATAAACATGAAAGAAAAAGCCAAAATTGCAGTTGCGATTCATAGTTGCGGGCCTGTAGAACCCAAAGCTTATGTTAATCATATTAGCGTATTTTCGTCATGGGCTAAGAAGCATCATTTGGTGCTTCTAGCCCTTGACAAAGCTAAAGTTGCAGAAGCTAGAAACGCCTTAACTAAGATGGCAATAGAACAAGAATGTACGCATATATTATTCATAGATACTGACCATATAGTAGAGGATGAAATGTTGGATTGTCTTATGGGTAACGCAGATGCCGATGTTGTTAGTGGGTTGGTCGTTAGAAAATCTGATGAAGATAGTCAGGTTGGATATATTAAAAAAGGAAATTTATACTGTTCTCTCCAACTACCTACTGATGGAATGTCTTATAATGTAGATGTATGTGCGTTCGGTTGTACTTTAATAAAGTTAGATGTGTTTAAGGATATAGAAGAACCGTATTTTAAAGATGTGATGGTAAGACATGAAGATGGTAATCTTAGACAGAAGAGAAGTGATATAAAGTTCTGTGATGATGTTAAAGCTTTAGGTAAGACTATTAGAATAGATACTAGAGTTGTTGTTGGGCATTTAGGGCTTGGAAGAGTTCATTATCCTACATCTAGAGAATATCAATTAGCGACTTATAAAATAGCTGCTGAACTTATATGCGAGCATGATTTAAAAACCGCTGTTGATTTAGGATGCGGTTTTGGTAAAAAATTATCTAAGTATATAAGTACAGTATGTGATAATGTTACTGGTATAGATATCGATAGTACAATTAAATTCTGTGAATCTTCATATACCGATAAAAATATGCATTGGGGAGTCGCTGATTTTGAGGTCGAGCATGATGAGGATAAGTATAATATTGTTATATGTGCGGATGTTTTAGAGCACATTAAAAATTATACTAATTTATTTTCTACTATTAAAAATTGTATGTACGATGATTCTTATGCGGTTATATCTACTCCAGATGTATCTACATTGTCGAAAATAATTGTAACTAACTCTGAACATAAACATTTTTGGATTAAAGATGAGTTTATTAAGTTAGTTGAAGATAATGGATTCATTGTTGAAGATGTTAAATATAAGAAAGAGATAGTAGACTACATGTCAGTAATTTGTATATGTAGGAAGAAGCTATGAAAGTAGCTATTAGTTTTGATGACGGGATTAGAGAGCAATTTGCTTGGGCTGAGTTATTGCATATTAAAAACATAATCGGAACTTTCTATATAAATCCTATGGTAATTGGAAGAAGTAGATACCTTACAGTAGAGCAACTTAGAATTATGCATGATGATATGAACCATACTATTGCTAATCATATGTGGACACATGATGCTCCATCTAACTGTGAAAATATGAATGAGATATTGTTTAGTTTTAATAGAGCAAAGACTTGGTTGTCAACTAACGGATTTGAAGATGGGATTAATCTATTAGCATTACCTTATGGTAGTATAGGAGGTAATTGGAATCAAGAAACTATTTTAGAACTACTAAATCATTGTATTCAAATTAGAGATGTAAATAGTGGAGTTAATGATTTAGATGCTAGTAGGTTTGTAGGAGCTACTGAAAGTACTACTTTAATTAGTAAAGACTGTCTTGCTTTATATTACTTTCATGGGCATGCAAATACTTCAGATTACGATTTTAGCAATTTTATAAGCAATTTAGATGGTAAAGAAATTACGTCAATGAAGGCTATAGCTAATATAAATTAAGTTTAAGGAGATTTAAAGATGGCTAATAATACAACAATAGAACAAGCACGAAATGGAGCTAGCGCTATGAGAAAAATTCAGAAAGCTATTGGAATATCAGCTTTAGGGACGGGTAGTGCTGGTAGTAAGGCTAGAAGGCGTGTATGGAGATGTACTGGAGCACCGACTGTAGATGCAAATAGTCATGGTACATATCCTATTGCGACTGGAGATTATATTTATGATCAAACTGCCGATAGTGAAGCTGGTTATACTTGTACAGTTGCTCCTACTGCATCTACGGCTGGAACTTTCGTTAAACTTCACGCATAAATTATAAGGAGAATTTATTATGACTATTACAGCTAATGTTACAACAGTCGGTATAGGAGCTCCTCAAAAAGTGTTCTGGTGTGCATCAGTTTACTCAGCTGATGTGTCTGGGACAGAGATTGTTAAGGCTGCTCCATCTACAGGTAATTTATATTTAGAAAGATTGGATATACTTGGTGATGCAGATGTAGCTACTATAACTTTTCTTGATGTAGCTGCAATACTAATAGGACCTTTTGAATGGACAACTGCAGAGATTAATGGGCACATTACTTTAGAATTTATTCACCCGTTAAAATTAACTGGAACATTGAATGTAGATACAGGTGCAGGTGCTCCGATTTGTATAATTGCACAAGGTTATTCAGCTTAAGGAGATTTTATTATGGCAAAGACAAGAGCTGAAATAAGTGCGGCTGTAATTCTCAATACTGGCAGAAGCGATAAAGCGGATTTGATAGATACTCTCTGCGATAATGCACTTAAAGTTGCAGTAACTGAACATGCGTTTGAAGATAGTAATCATATCTGTGATGATTTAACTATTACAGAGGATGCGACTTCTGTCTCCATATCTTCACTTGAAGAGAGCTCTGTCAGTATCGGGACGCTTATTGACATCTTGACGGTTCGAGTAGTCGAAGCTGACGGAACTAGAAATAAGATTCTTAGTATGAAGAATAGACAGTGGTGGGATAGAACTGTTGTTAATCCTGAGGATAATGCTAAAGGATGGCCTGAGTATGGATTGTTATTTGGAACTAACATAATTCTCAATCGGCCTGCGATAGATAATCTCGAGCTGAGGATAAGAGCATCTGCTATTCCGACTTTCGCTGCTGACTCTACAGTCTGTCCAATTGCTATAATCGACTTGTTTGTAGAACAGTATGTAACTGCTATGGTCTTTATGTCTCTAGAGATGGAGACGAGTTATATATTCTGGCACGGTCTCGCACTTGGTCGAGACTATCATAAAGGAATAGTTGGAGGGACGCTTCTTGCTGCATTGAACAGAGATAAGAGTCAGTCAGCTGAAGATAAACAAGTACAGAGAGGAACTGGTGGCAATGCTCAAAGTAATAACGGCGTTGCAGTTACTAATAATACAGTTGGCGACCCTAATTTTGGGAATACAACTAGTTGGTATTAATATAAAGGAGAAGTAAAATGGCATCTAGTTGGGATACTACAGTTCCGATTGACCATTCGCTTAATTCAACATGGCCGAGCTATATTAGGAATTTAAAAGACCTATTGAAATCGAGAGTCTTGCTTAGTGATAGTGAGCCCGCTGTTAGACCTGGAGGTGCTGCGTTTGCAGCTAATGATAATGGTAGTATTTGGATTGACTCTAATAGTACTATAGATAATGCAATGTACATTCTGACTGATTATTCTAAACCTACTATACTTGCCGGAGGTTGGACACTCGTATCTACTAATATCATAGCTACGCTGTTAGCAGCTACTAGAGAATTCTCTGCAGCTGATGTTACACTAACACTTAAGAATTCCGATTCGGAAGATACAGATGGAGGTAGGCAGTCTAAGTTCGTTGTTAAAGGACTTCAGTCAGGTGATGAATCATCTACACTTGGATATATTGAATTCTCACATGAAGGAACTGGGGATGACCAGAAGGGGCAGTTTATCCTTATGCTAAATGATGGAGATGATGATGACGCTCCATCTAAACAACCGATTGGTTTTTCGTCAGATGGTATGATTGATGTAGCTAATTCACTATCTGTAATAGATGATGATGCTATGGGGGCTACCGCTACTGATGTTGTTGTATCTACAGCTGAGAGTATTAAGGCTTATATAGATGATCAGATATCAGCTAATCGATTAGGATCATGGGTAGTTGTTGATACAGTTTCATCTGCTCTAGTACTTGATACTGTATATCTTGCACAGTCTGACGGTATTATTGTAGCATATTCTGTTGATAATCCTTCAGGAGTACAGGAAAATATACAGATATATACTGATAGTATTGATGCATCAACTTTGAGAGTAAAAAGCGAAGTTCCTAATTATGATACTCCAGTAGCTTCTGCGACTTGTCCGGTTGCGAGTGGAGATTATGTAAAAGTTACAGGGACTGCACTTGGTGATATTTCTTGGATACCGTTTGGTACTGGTGGTTTAGTAGCTCAAGCTTAGGAGATAAAATGTCTGAATATAAAACTACTCCGATACCTATCGCCACTAATGGCTTGAACAAAGACCTCCAGCCTACACAGATTCCGTCTGCTTCGCCTAATCTAGTCAACATGGTTGTTGAAAACTGGGGAGTTCGCAAGCGGCTTGGTTATACATTAGCTGGCATCAACCTACCTCTTCCAGGAATCGGAATGGAGCTTATACAATATATGGACGCAGTCGGCGATATACACCAGATAGCTTGTACATCTACATCTATATATCAATATGATAGTGATAGTAACCAATGGCTCAATATCGGGGCAGCTACTACGATTGAAGATTGCGAAGATGCTTGGGTGTCTGGAGCTGGTTCCGACTCAGCTGTTACTGAGAGTACTATTAAGAAGGTAGGTTCTAACTCGGCTAAGATAACGGCTATAGCTGACGCATCTGTTGGAGACTTAATGGCATATGAGGATTTTGCATCTTCTATAGACATAACCACCCACAACATGTTTACATTCTGGGTTAGATGTAATTCAACATTATCAGCCGGTTCTTTAGAAATAGTAATATCAGAAACGGCTGGAGCTGGAGGGCCTAAGACAGGGACAGTAACTACTAACTATATTGAGCTGACAAATCCTATTGCTATGGCCGCTGATACTTGGTATAACTTCAACGTTCCACTAACAGATGCAGCTATTACAACTACTATAAACGCAGCACTTGGAGTATCTCTATACTGCAATCACGCTACTGAGCTTGATGGTAAGATTATTTATCTTGACGATTTAAAAGTAACTACTGGATTCACGGGTGGAGCTAGTGATAGGTGGAGTCATACTCTCGCTCATGATACTAATGAGTTTACTAATAATGGTGGAACTGCTCTAATACTATCTAATAATGTAGATAAGCCTCAATATTTTGAAGGTGATTCTTCTGATGTATTAGCGGCTCTAGATATGACTGACTTTGCTACATTCGGTTATGCTAAAGAGATTGAAGAGTTTCGGAATCACTTCTTCCTAATGAACTACAATAACGGAAGTACGCATATTAGGAGTTTGGTTTTTGCAGACCTGGGTGATATAGACGACTACACAACTGGGACTAGTGGCTCAACTACTCTAACTGATACTAGAGGTAAGATACTTCGAGCTAAGAAACTCGGCTCTGATATGATTATATACTCTGAGAATACGATAACAACTTGTCGATATATCGGCGGGACAACGCTCTTCATCTTCCCAACACTCGTCTATGAGACTGGACTATTTGCAGAGAAGGGCATATGGGACTTCGTAAATATTCACTACTTCATAGGAACCGATCAGAAAATATACGGTTACTCAGGCGGTCAACAACTAATACCGATAGGCATGGCGATTGAAGATTCATTCTTCAACGCATTAAATGTAGCTAATAAAGATAATATAGTTATCGGAATAGATACTCCAAAACATAAACTATGTTTATTCTTTCCATCATCTGGAGATACTTATAGCAGCAAGGCTTATGTATATAACTATAAACAAACACCTACGACTTGGGAATATCATGAATTTAATAACACAGTCCGAGACTTTAGTCTCTTCAGTAATATAGTCGGTTGGTATGCAGATGGAGCAGAGTTAGCTGGAACATATGCTGATGTGTATATACTATACGCTGATGCATCATCCACTCAAGCTGACCAACCTGTTGCAGTTATTTTATCTGCTGATGGCTACATATTCAAACTAAATGAATCTGGTGGGAAAGACTATGATAATAATATCTCCTGCACATATGAAACGATGGACATAACATATGACGGTGAAGAGAGTCTATTCCGAGCGGCTTGGGTTTCATTCAACTTAATGTCAACAGTTATATCTGGAACATACGACCTAGCATATAGCATCGACTCTGGAACAAGCTGGATTGTAGTATCTAATGATAGTAGTATATCTAGCGGTAATGCTAACAGTTGGACTCATCACAGACATCCGATCGACATCGTGGATAGAAAAGTCAGATTTAGATTAAAGCAAGATTCCGCAAAAGATATCCAAATTCGAGCGGCTCACATAAAACTAAAACGAGAAACGGATAGAGAATAATGGCAGAAGAATTTAATATAAGAGAGATAAACTTCCCCATCATACCGGATGGAGAAAGTGAAGAACTAAAAGACTATCTCCGAAAATTAGAACGTGTCCTCCAAGAGTCTCTAAAGGGCAGTATATATATTGAGAAGGTTTTAGAGGATGGTATAATCGGCAACTGATTCACAATGTGAATATGTGGACGAAAATCCATCCCGCATGTTTACCAAGGAAGACCCGTTCGAGTGAGGTGCGTAGCACCGAACGAGCTTTTCGGCCATAAAGGAAACAATGAAAATTATAGAATATAATGATGAGATAGTTGAACTATCGGCAATAATAGCTGAGTGGTATGAGGAATATAATGGTGATGATTTTAATATAGAAGTTGATATTCCTACCTTTGCATCATCGCTTCAGAGACTGATTGATGATGAAGATTGTGTTCTCCTAGCTATGATGAATGATGATAAAGTTGTTGGAATATTTGGAGTGGAGATGTTTAATAATCCACTCAATGGAGACAAAGTAGCTAATGAACATTTCTGGTATGTGTTACATGAGTATAGAGGAAGAGGAATTAAACTTATTCGCTCTGCTATTAAATGGGCAAAGGATAATAACTGCTCTCATATAATGTTAAATGCTAGTATGCTTGCTAGTGACCTTCATGATAAAACATGTATGTTATATGAAAAGATTGGTGCGAAGAAAATAGAAACATCCTATATAAAGGAGATTAAAGATGAGTTGCTTTAAACCAACAGGAGCTAGTTCAAAAACTGCTTCAACAATAAATTCTAAGCAGCAAGAAGGTTTAGATACTGTAACGGATTGGATAACTAAGTATATAGACCAAACTCAAGCCGGTTCTAAATACCCAGGTCAGCTCACTGCAGATACTCCAGAGTTGTTCAATCAAGCTTATAGTCAATTTGCTGGTGGTCAGTATTCAGATACTATAGATCAAGCTACAAGCGATTTAATATCTGGAAAACCTGCGTATGAGTTCGACCCTGCTGCTACGACTAGTAGATGGCAAAGTAATTTTGCTAATCCCGTTATGGAAGCTTGGAGAGAGAATGTACTTCCTTTTATAAAGGAATCTGCGAATCAACCTGGCACTTTATATAGTAGAGGGACTAGTGATTATTTATCTAGAAAAGGAAGCGACTTCTTCGGTCAGAATGTAGCTCCGATTTTATTCAGTGCTCTAGAGTCTGGTGAAGCTAGAGGTTTTGAATCTGCAGAGAATGCAGCGAGTAGGAGAATGGATGCTACATCTCTACCTTATCAGCAATTTCAACAACAAGCAGGAATTGCTACTGCTAAACAAGCTCAAGAACAGTTTCCGCTTGATAGAGCGTATCAAGAATATCTACGAAGAGACCCGTTTAATTATGCTCAACTTCTTGCTGGAACATCAACTGCTTCAACGCAGCAGACTCTTATTAAACCAGGTTACGGTTCTACGTTTGGTGAGATTTCTTCTAGTATTAAAGATTTAGGTGCCGGTTTTGAAAGCTTTAGTTCTGGTGCATCGAATATTGCTGCTATTGGTGCAGCTTCTGATATTAGAATAAAAGAAAACATACGATTAACAAAGCCTGCTCTTGATAGAATTGCCAAATTAAAATCTTATGAATATAATTTCATAGGTAAAGATGAGATTGAATCTAGTCTAATGGCTCAGGATGTCGAAGCGGTAATGCCTGAAGGAGTCATTGAGGTAAATGGAGTTAAGTATATTAAATTTAATTCTATGATTGGTTTACTAGTAGATGGTATGAATGAACTTAGGAAGGAGATTAACTAATGGCATCATTAGCTGGAGTTTTAGCTGCTAAGAATAGAGAACGTGAGTTTAATTTTAAAAAGGAACAAGCTGCGTTTAAAAAAGAAGCTCTAGACAAAGGTCTAGACGCTATGTTTAATTCCAGAATGAGTGAGTTGAAAAGACAATCTATTGTTCAGTCTAAGACGGCTACAATAGATGATGATACTGCACAGACTGAGCTACAGTCTATGTTAAATATAAAAGATCCTGTTGCACAGAGGAGCTATATGCAGTTGCAAATGAATCAGAAGTATAGTAGACAAGCTATTGAAGCTTTACAGCAACAACAGTTTGCTCAAAAATCAGTAAATGATAGTCTAAGATTTGAGTTAGATAAACAGACTAATACAAATAAAACTGTTGCTAATTATGTAGACGGTATGTTCGATGATAATAATACAACTGCTGCTCTCAACACGCTGAAAGTTCAAACTGGAACTGTGTATAAGGCTTTACTAAATTCTAATAACCCTGAAATTAGAAGTAACTTAAGTGAAACTTTAGAGCTTCTTGGTGAAAAGACTGGTAAAGCACAAGAAGATTTAAGAAATGAGCAGACTAAAGAAAAGACTAAGATTAAACAAGTCGGTCTTGCTGCTAACTTTACATCAGCTGACATAGAAAGGATGCCAGTCGGTACTAGAGGTCGTCTTGCTCGCGCTGAGAGACTCGGTGAAGATGCGGATATAAGAGGTTTGACTAAAGGTAGCTTCCCAGGAGGTACAGTAGGTTGGAATCCTTGGGATGATAAAGAAGTTCTAATGGATTATACAGATGCTATGGCTGAAGGATTTACTCAGGAAGAGTGGGATGCACAAGCGCCTAAGAAGCCTCCTACTACAGCAAAAGAATCTGTTAAAGAATCTATCAGTAAAAAGAAAGAATCAAAAACTTCTAAACGAAGTAGACCTAAAGACGTTCCTGCTAATTTCATACATGTCCGTGATACTGAAACAGACAAAGTTGGTTGGATAGACCCTATTGAATTTAAAGCTAGTAAGAATAAATTCGAGGCTGTAAAATAATGGCAACTTCATTCATCGAAGATAAAAGTTCGTTTATACAAGATAGAGAAGAAGAGAGCTCATTCATTCCTGAGCAGACGCAACCTGTTCATGGTGAAAGCTCATTTATACTTGATGTTCCTACTGGAGTTACTTCTACAGGAATAGAAGGTATTCCTATTCCTATTGGACTACCTGAATCATCTATACTAACTGATGCTTTTCATGCTCAACCTAAACCTACTATCCCACAACGTGAGTATCAAGGCCCTGCTGATGAATTTATTAGAGCTCTAGGTAGAGGAAGTCTTAACGTAGGAAGCGGTTTACTAGCTCAATTCGCAGATGTTGCAGAGACATCTATTTTTGATGTAGATAGAATAAATGAATTGGCTGATAAGGCTAGAGAGATATCCAAGAAACCTAAATTCCAACCAGGAAAAGATGGTGGAGTTGCAGGCTTTATAGCTAATTCCGTTGGTGATGCTATTCCATTTATGGCCGGTACTATAGGAGCTTCTCTGATTGGCGGGCCTTTAGCTGCATTTAGTGTAGCATATGCTGTTGAAGGCCAAAATGCTGTATTCGATGCTATAGAGAATGGAGCAACTCTTGAACAGGCTAAGATAGAAGGAATGGTAGTCGGTTCGATAAATGCAACTATAGAACTATTGCAAATAGAGAGAGTCATTAAATTTGCCGATGTAGGTAAAGGTTCTATAAAAGAAATAATTAAATCGGCTAAGAATAAAGCATTAGGTAAGATTTTTAAAGAGACTGGTAAGTTTGGAAAAGAAGCATTGAAAACTTCTATAACTGAAGGTATTCAAGAAGCTTTACAAGAGACTACTAGTGTATTAGCTCCTGGAATAACAGGTAGAGACTTGCCAGAACTAGAAGAAGCTGCTAATAGAATATTAAAGGCAGCTGCTGGTGGTGCGATAGCAGGTCCTATACTAGGCGGAGCTGGAGCCGTATCATCTACAATATCTGAAAGCGTATCTAAAAGTATTAAAGAGAGTGCGATTACTAAATCAGATATTGGTATAGATGGATTCCAATCTATGAAATTTGAAACTAGTAAAGATGCTCAATCTGCTGCTGAGTCTATAAGAGAACAAGCTATAGAAAGTGGACGTGATGTTGAAATAGTAGTAGAAGGAAATGTTGTTAAGGTGAAGGAAATCAATCCACTCCGTCCATCTCAAGGCAAAACAGTAACACCTAAATCTATGGTAGTAGATAGAATAAGACTATTTGAGTCAGAGAAGAATGTTAAACTGTCTAAAGAACAAGAACAAGAAGCTCTTGATTTTATAAATAAGAGAATTGCTGATGTAGGTGATAAAGGTATAGGTATACCGATTGCTAGTATTGTTCCAGATGACGAACTAGAAGCATTTTTTAAATCGCGTGAGGATATATCTAAAGCTAAACCGTCTATAAGTATGGGTTTTAAAATGAAGGATGGTAATATCGTTAAGATAGATGCGGCTATACATGTATTACCTCCTGAGTTTAATGCAGCAGACGTCGCAGAGAGCGGATTCGTAGATGAGACCGGAGCGTTCTTGACAAGAGAAGAAGGTGCTGTTAAGGCTAGAGCTATATTTAATCAAGCTAAATCAGAATTAATAGATTCTCCTGAAATGCAACTTAAAATTAAATCTCAACAACTTGAAACCATTCGAGAAGAAATTGAAGTATTTGAATATTTATTAAGTAAAGTAGAAGCTGGAGAAGGTCCTGAATATTTAGGTTCTGAATCTCCTATACAACTCGCACTTGGTGATTCTATTGATTATAATAATAAATTAAAAAATGCTAAAGTTAGAGAGAATAAATTACTTACTGAATTAGCAGATATTCAAAAAGAAGCTAAGATTGATGTAGCTGCGGAGACTATAGTTAAAGATGAAGTAATGACTAAAAAGGTTTTAGATACTAAAACAAAAGAATCTAACAAACTTAAAAAGGAAAATCACAAGCTACAAAAAGAAAAGAAGATGGGAGACATTCAATATCGGCAGCTTGCTTTTGACGTAACTGGTAAGCGTTCTCAAGCCGATATGACTATTGAGGAACTTAAGACACTAAAAGATTCAATGGAACAAACTGATACTAATAAGAACTTCCTCATTCACAATAGAACAGTCAAAGCAGCTGATACCGGTGCTGAGATAATATCATATGACGATAACATTGCAAACTTACAAAAGGGCATCGTGCGGAGTAGAGAGAAAAGAATTGATAAGGTTAATAAAAAAGTAGAAATCAAGAAGGCTCGTGATAAAGAACACAACTACTTCAACTGGCTTCAACCATCTCGACTTGCGTTTGGAAATTTCGAAGGAGACACTGGCATACCAGTTGATAAACTAGCATCTGATATAAATATAAAATCTTCGAAAGCATCAGCGGAAGCTGAGACTAATATAGCGAAAGCTCTATCTGGTATACCAATCGAGACTCAGTTAAATAGACAAGAACTCAAAAGTCTAACGACTAATCTTAAAGATCTCATAGCTAGTGTAACTAAGGAAGAAAATGATAGGATAGCTAAGTATCTGTTTAGTGAAGATACTAGAAGTGAAGTTCTTCCACTAACTGATAAAGAACTGCAGATAGCTACTAGACTAGAAGGCATGCTCCAAGGCCCTATCGCGATTGAAAGAATGGAAGAATCGCTCCGCTTTTGGATGGATTATAAAAAGCCTCCTGGAGATGTAGCTAAGTTTAATAAGGATGAACAGTTTGCATTATTAGAAGGTGCAACTAAAGCTAGAGCAGAAGGTCGTCTTACGGAATATGTAACTGAAATGTTTAACAATGATATAAAGTTCGGACTCCGTCAGTTCTACTATCAGAGTGAAGGAGTCGAGCAAGATATAATAAAACAACATATGAAAAATCTATCCGGAACTGGACTCGAAGGTGAGCGGTCAACTGATGCAATCAATCCATCTCTAATCGGTAGTGAGACACTTAAGAGAAAAGGTAAAGGTACAGTTAAGTCAGGCTCTGTATTTAGTAACATATTACGTTCATATCAGAGACTAATGATACGAAACTCTTTAGCAGATGATCTTCCTGAACTATATAATAGGATGAATCAAGTTGAGTTATCTGCACAGGATAAGCTTTATTTAGATGAACTCTATAGCAATGTCTTAATGAAGGGTGAAGTAACCGGACCTGTTACTCGCTTCTTTACAAACGTATCCAGTGCATGGTGGAGAACTAGACTAACAGCTATCAATACTGAAGTAGCTCTAAGCATGATGATTCGTAACGCTCTACAAACTATGTCCGAAGGTGGTCAAGTTGTAAACGTTAGAGAGTTCACTGCTAATATGTCTAAGATAACATCAGCGGTACTTAGTGGTAAAGGACTTGAAGCTGTAGACCCTGAATTAGCAATTGACTTCAACAACAACTTCCACTCTGTAGTCTCACAGAAAAAGTCGATATATGAAGACGCTATGTTTGTGGAGCTCGGGAAGAAAGCTAAGAGTAATAGACTAGATGATAGAGTTACTAACTTCGCTAAAGTTATTCTTGATAAGAGCGGCGGTGGTTATGTTGCAGTCGATGAGATGTCTCGACTAATGGCTTGGACAGGTTCATATATGAATGTAAAGAATGCAGCTAATGAATATCTAGCCGGTGATATTACTATAGCTAAGTTTATGGATAAGACATCTATAGACACTATGATGAATAAAAGTCAGACAGAGACTGCTCTCGATATACTAAGTAAAGGCGATGCTAGAGAACTCGCTAACTACGTGGCTAATATAAATACTATGGACATTCATAGAGGATATAAAATTCCTGAGCGGGC